ATATACAAATATTAATTGCGGTCCCACCGGGAATCGAACCCGGCATACCGCCGTGACAGGGCGGCGTTATAGCCGATTAACTACAGGACCTTTGTATTCTAAAATTTGTAGCCCTGCCGGGAGTCGAACCCGACTTTCCAGGATGAAAACCTGGCGACCTAACCGATAGTCGACAGGGCCAAATGTGGAGGATATCGGATTCGAACCGATGACCCCTTGCGTGCAAGGCAAGTGCTCTAGCCAACTGAGCTAATCCCCCGAGAAGAGTTAGGACCTGAGACTTCTGCTATCTAGAATTCTGCTGCTCCGTCCATACTCTTTAGTTGCGGGGGCAGGATTCGAACCTGCGACCCCGAGCTTATGAGGCTCGTGAGCTACCACTGCTCTACCCCGCTATATATTATTTTAATAAACTTACAGTATACGGCTCAAATATGGTTAACTTAGATCCGTCGGTATTATAATACCAGATTGAATCTTTATTCATGCCGTATATTGTATCGGTATATGCGATTGCTGGTCGAAGTTCTTGTGTTACATTTACTTCATTCCAATCAACTTGTCTTTCGATCATGACTGAAACTTGACCTTCAATTTTGTACTTATATTTTATACCCTTATTTTTACAAGAAAGGAATAGAATCGACAGTACTAACATACCTGCTACTTTTTTCATATTTTACTTTTTGGTACTCGGGGCGGGAATCGAACCCGCACGGACAAATGTCCACAAGATTTTAAGTCTTGCATGTCTACCGGTTTCATCACCCGAGCATTTTATTATTTTATCCAATATCTTTAAGAACGTTACTATCATTATATGATTAAAATTAGTATTGTTTAAAAACTTTAAAAAATATTTTAATCACTGCTGGTAGGACTGGATTCGAACCAGTACAAAGAGATTAGGCTTACGCTTTATTTCCGGTCTTTAACCCCGAGACGGGAGGTCGTGTCTGCCAAATTTCACCACCTACCAGCAACAATTTAAATTGCACGATTGGAGAGATTCGAACTCCCATCAACGGTTTTGGAGACCGGTATGCTACCATTGCACCACAAACGTGTAAAAAGAAAGAAAACAGAAGATGGTTCAGTGGACATCTGTTTTTACGATTGGCATTACTAAGATGATTCCAAACTCTTATATACCACCTCCATCATCAGGTTACAGTATACTATTCCCCAATCAACTTTCTTGGTGGAGCGGGTTGGTATCGATCCAACTCCTCTGGATTTTCAGTCCAGCGCAATGACCTCATCTGCCACCGCTCCGTTGAGTACAAGGTCGGAATCGAACCAACTCCGTGGGATTTGCAGTCCCACTGACCTCCAAGACCAACTCGTACTTTTTTCACCAATATGTCAAAGAACTTTCCATATAAAATAATAAAGCCCGACTGTTTAGGTCGGGCTCTAGTTGCTTATATATGTAGTTTAAAAATATTAACTTTTCTTCATATCAAATAGAGCTTGCGACAGATCACATCCTGCATACGGGTTATTGCTAAACCATAAGTTCATGTGTACATTGCCTATATTTTGCTGTATTTGTTGCATTATTTCTTTAATTTGTAATATTATAATCTATATATCTACTTATTTTAAAAAGTTTCACTCTCTGTGAAAACTTTTCAATTTATTTTTCTGAATCAAATCTATCGTGAATGACTTTACCAGTATCTTGGTATGCGTGCCATAAAAGAGAGAGCGCTTCTTCAACACTTTTACCAATTTCTTTCTCTAATTTACATACTGGATGCTGGATAATATGGTCATCTAAAGTACTCATTAGTACATGTAATCGGTCTAGCATTTCATGGTAATGAAACTGGTCTAATTTATCTTTGGCACTCATATTATTATATTGATCCTTTTTCTGTAATTTTAAGTCCTTCATTTCGGTCAATAAATAACCATTCGCAATCTATTAATTCAAATTCGTTTAAGTGTTCAATAACTTCTGACGCTTCGAAACAAGAGCATGAATAAATGTCAAATTGAAACATTGCTGGTTCTTGTTTATCCCAAACATGTATTGCAGCATGTGATGTTGCTAGAGTTACGGTTCCGGTAATACCTTCGTTTCCAGGTTCATCAACATAAACTGATGTTGGACCGGCAACTACTACCATTCTAACTTTGTTAACTAATTCTTTAAACCATTGGTTTAAAATTTCTTCTGATTTTGGCGGATTTTTGATATGCCCCTTAACTAAAAGGTGCAAATGATTTGGCGTAAACATATAAAACTCTACTAATTTTGTTTTATATATTTCGACTTAGTTTGTCCGTATTATGTTGTTTTATTATCAGTTGCGATCATTCTTTGGATATACTGATCGACTAATCGGCTAACTGCTTCTGGCTTATTGTCTGATGTAAATTTAACCTTGATTTTTGCCATGCCAGAATTATTATTTCTTGTAGCACCTGAATCTACTTCAATTCCGCCAAGATTATGTTTATAACCTTTCTTTTTAAATAGACCTAAGATCGATCTTTTAACCTGAGAAACTGGATCTGTCGAATCTCCAAAAACTAATCTTGCTTCAAATTCTATATCTAACTCATTGAGTCCAATTGATGAATGATCTGCTAAAATATAGAGAGGAACCGTAACAGTCTTTTCTCCTACTTTAAAATCTACCGTCTTTGGAACTCCATCATCAAAATAGTTGGCTAGAGAATTGATGTGTTGTTTTTCACTAATTCCCTGTGCAACCATTGCTGCTTCTAACAGACCGCCAAGAAGTTCTTCAATATTTAATTTTGCCATTTGACTTAATTATTTTAGGGTTATACACAAAAAAACCCGATTGTTTCCAATCGGGTTTAGTTATTAGTTTAGGTTTTAAACTAAAAATTATTAACCTTGCTCTGGATCTTTAGCCGGAGGAATATCGGTTGGTTCTAACATTTGAGTTAAATAATCAGAAAGTTTTAACATTCCCTCAGTTGGTGGTAATTGCTCAGCGTGTACTTTTACATTATACTTAGCTGAATTATCAGTGCTTCTTGTATTCTCTTTATGAGTTGCAACGCTTCCTGACATATTAACTGAGAATTTCATACCCCAAAATCCACCTGATGCTTCTGCACTTATAGATGCACTTGAATCTGTTGAATCTTTGTTAATTTCTGATGTTTTAACCTCCATTGTAAATTCAATATCAGCTGAAGTAATAGCTAGTGAAGGAAGTGGAACTAGAGGTAACATTGGAACTTTAGAGTATAAAGTTTTAATTGTTTTTTCTCCAGTTTTAGTATCTGTTACTGCTCTTTGCATTTGTACGTCTAATGAACGTGCAGTTGTTGCACCGTCTTTGTCTGTTACGAATGCTACTTCGCTGATGTATTTCCATGTTACATCATTTAGTTTTGCTTGACCTTTCGCCATTCCGACGATTGGTGAAACGATAAGGTCCTCAATAGGTAAACCGGTAAATTGAGATGCGATTGATTCTGCCATAATTTAATTTTTGTTTTTTGTATTATTATAGTATATATCTAATGATTTATCCAAATTTGACTGAACCATTATACTGTTTTTTAATGTCTTCAATTTCTTGTAGAGCTTCCCTGAATGATTCTACGATTTCTTCGCTTACTGCAAAATTAAATACAGTTTGGCAATTTGGACAAACTGACATAGGATTCTTAACAATAAAATCTAATGTTATTCCTAGAGGTGTTTGACAACCTGGGCAAGGTAAGGCCATATTAGCTTATTTTAATATCCGTAGACTCGATTAATGTATATGTGAATGCGTTTCCGTGAATTGCTTTGGCCTTATTAATAAGTCCCATAAATTCATTAAAATCTTTTATTCTTTTAAATACTTGACATCCTTCTGACCAGTTTTCTACATAAGCAGATTCGGTTTTCGGGTTAGATCTGTGTCCATTAATTCCAAAAATACCTTCTTGTATGATAGTTTCATTAAAAGTCATATCCTTGTTTTTATCACGGTATACTTTTACTGGAGCAACTTGTCTCATTGCCTCGTATTTACCTTGATGTAGACCAACGGCCCACATTCCTCTATATTGTCCAGGTACGACTCTTGCAACTCCATTTGGATTTGAAAATTCTTTAACTGCCTTTGTTCCAGGATCGGTTGTAATTGCCCATTGATAGAATTTCCAAACACCACCTTCTTTAAAAGATAGCGTCATAAAATCATCAAAGACATTAGTTACTTTGTCAGCAATTGCAGCGGCATTATTTCTAACACCTATGATATTAACATCATAACTTTTATTTGCATCGTCATTAAACCATACATATCCTTTTGCTCTAATAGCTGCTTCGATTTGTTCTTTAGTGTACATATATTATTACTTTGATTTTAATTCGTTTATTGCATCTTCAACATACTTGTCTCTCTGTCCTTGTAGATATTGAATTCTGTCTAGCATGATTTGTTTATCATCCTTTATTGTTTGCTCAGTATAGGCTTTTTGTGCTTCATATAGTTTTTGCCAATAGGATACGCGCTCTTCCATCATTTTACCTTGATACCAAATTACGGCTAGCATAATTACAATCGTAAAAGATTGCTCTTTTAATTTACTAACGAATACGTCTATAAATCCTTGAGTTGGTGTTTGGTTCTCTGACATTATGAAAAATATAGATTTGCTTCAGCAGTTCTGCGTCTAGTTAAACCTGCAAGTGCTTTACCACCCGCTTTGTTCCATTTTAAAAACTCAGCTCTAATAGTTGGATCGTTTGGATTAGCATTAACTTTTTTAAGTAGAGTGCTAGATTTTAGATTAGCAGGTCCTAAATTGTAACAAAAACTTACAAGTGCGTCAAATTGATTTTGATTAATCGTATCAATACAGTATGCGTCAACATATTGTTCAAAACTAGAAAGGGACCATGATAATAATTCTATTGCACGGCCTTCTGTAATAATCGGATCTTTTAAAGTTACTTTTGCTTTATTTTCATAGAACGTGTTTCCGTATCCGATTGTTGGTACATTTGCTGGGCACAAGTACGGTTTTAAGTACAGTCCCTCAAATGATTTAATTAAGTCTAGACCTTTTTGGCCTATTTTAGTAATTTTTGCCATAGTTGATTGTTATATTTTTATATTTATCAATATTATAGAGAGAAAGACTCTCCACACCCACATGTACGACTTGCATTTGGATTTACAAATTGAAATCCTTTACCATTTAGACCATCGGAAAATTGTAATTCTGTACCGAACAAATATAAAAAACTTTTGGTATCTACTAATATTTTTAATCCAGTATCTGCTTCGATTATATTATCACCTGCTTCGATCTTATTATCAAAGTCCATGGTATAAGTTAATCCACTGCATCCTCCTCCTTTAACACCAACTCTTAAATTATGGGTTTCTGGTGTTACACCTTGTTCCGCCATTAATGAAATAACATGGGATAATGCCTTTTCTGTTATTGTAATATCCATGATGTAGTTGTATCGTTTATTCTATCTCAGCATCAAATACGATTGCCTTTGATCCTTGCTTTTGTCTATAGTCTTTTATTGCTTCTTTAATAGCATCTTCTGCTAATACTGAACAGTGAATTTTAACCGGTGGTAGGGATAGTTCCTCTACCAATTCCATATTATCCATTTTAATTGCATCATCTATCGACATTCCTTTTAACCATTCAGTTGCTAATGAAGATGCTGCGATTGCCGAACCGCATCCAAATGTTTTAAATTTTGCATCAGTTATGATATTATCATTAACTTCTATTTGTAATCTCATCACATCACCGCATTCAGGTGCACCCACTAATCCAGTACCTACATTGGATTTAGATTTATCTAAAGTTCCTACATTTCTTGGATTATTAAAATGGTCTATTACCTTATTTCCGTATGCCATATATTAGTTTTGTGTATTTTCTACCGCTTCGTCTGTTGTTTTATTAGAAGTTGCGTCTTTAATTTGTTTTTTAATCGCTGTAAATTTATCAACTGAAGATAATCCAAGACAACCAAAGGCAAGTAATGCTACTGCGTTAATAATCGTATCATTTAAAATTATATCGGTCTTTTTTAAACTAGTATAAATTAAAACGAAGATTAATGCTAAACTGGATAAAATTCCAATTACTCTTTTTGAAGATGGAGATCCATTTTCATCAGATGCAAGTTTATGTAACCATTCTAGGATTTTTGGTATTGGATTTGTCATGTCATAATAAAATATATTTACTTGTTAGAGTTTATATATCTTGATATGATTCTAGCGGCAATTACATTTATATGCATTAATATCGCGAGTGGCCGGAGTTACATTCAGGAAGTAATAACATTCTTTAATATTACCATATCTAAGTTCTTTGTAGAACCCAGAGGGTATCGCTGCACCTCCTGATACTCTTCTGATTGGCTTATTAAAGTCAATGAATATTGTAACAGAAACGGTCTTATTCATTGCTAGGGCACGTTCTCTAATTTCTAAAGCTTTCCAAACTCCACGATTCAGGGCCTGTTGTTGTAAAGCACAGTTGACATAAGTGAATGTTGTAAATAACATTTTTGAATTACAGTTAAAGGAAGCGGCTGGCGCCATGTGACCCTTGTCCCATTGATTATCAACGTAATCATAACTATCCGAAGTTCTAATACCGTCTATTGTATAGAATTCCATTCCACTTCTGGAAGCTGTTCCATCTGGACATCGAACAACATAATTAACTGATTTTGGTTGTTGTAGAACTTCAGAATAGACAATGTTAAAATATTCATTATTAACCTTTAAATTGTCTCTTAGTTTTTGAGCTGAAACCGAAGTAGTGACAAGTAATATTAGTAGAATTAATAGTTTTTTCATTATGGTATTGTTATTGATATTGTAATTCCGGCTGGGCCAGAAGAGATTAAATAAGTATTGTATCTGTTATCGTTAAACCAACCATATTTTTCAAAACGGAAAATTATACAGTCTTTACCTTCAAACCAGACGTGTATTGCGTTTGTTGCGTAATCTATTGAGGGTTGTGTAAGATACCCTAATTTCCATGATTGTCTAAATTCTTCTTCTAATTCGTCAGGTGTTATGTGGATAAACATTAGTCCCAGTAATTTTGTGCGTTATAGAAATATTCAATATTGTCTCGATTTTTCCAGTTTCTGTATAGTAATTTAATCATATTAAGGTAACCATATTTTTTAAATCTTCGGTTATCTTGCGTAATTAAATCAAATACTAATTTAAAGTTC